ATGGCGGGCACTAACAAGCTGAGTGATAAAAAGTTAAAGGCACTCCAGAGCGTCGAACGTGAGGCTCCAGCCATGTTTGCAGATGGTGAAGGGCTGAGCGTGAAAGCGTCGAAGCTGGGCCAGTTAAGCTGGGTTTTTTCTTATCGACTAGGTGGGCGCGGAAGTAAGCTTGAACGTCTCACTCTTGGCCGGTATCCGGATATGTCGCTAAAGCTCGCCAGAGAGAAGCGTGAGCAATGCCGTCAATGGCTTGCTGGTGGGCTTGATCCAAAAACCGAGATTGAACTGAGCACCGAAGAAACCCTTAAACCCGTAACGGTAAAAGATGCCCTCGAATACTGGCTAGTGAATTACGCCAGGAGAAAACGCAGTGACGAGGAACTTGTGAGGGCTCAGCTGCGTAAGCATATTTATCCACGCCTTGGCCGCTATCCTCTGACACGATGTGAAACCCGCCATTGGGTGGCCTGTTTTGATGAAATCAACCAGACGAAACCCATGACCGCTGGACGCATGTTCCAGATATCTAAACAGGCATTACGTTTCTGTAAAGTGCGTCGCTACGCTTCTAGTGATGCCCTGGCAATTCTCACTATTCAGGATGTGGGCCAGCCATCAGGGCAGCGCGACCGTGTGCTATCTGATAGCGAACTAGCTGATGTATGGAGATGCACATACAGTGAAGATCAGCAGCCATATTATTCACGGCTGCTTAAGCTGCTTGTATTGTTCGGTGCGCGAACAATGGAAGTCCGTCTCTCTCGTTGGACTGAGTGGGACTTCACCTCCTGGATATGGACGGTACCCAAAGAGCACAGCAAAACACGTGAGAAGATCGTACGGTCAATCCCTGAAGCTATACGGCCATGGTTAGAAGAACTGAAGCGTGAAACAGGGAAAACAGGACTGCTGCTGGGTGAAGAGCGCACCCGACAGGCTGTCTCACTGAAAGGGCGCAGGCTCTTTGGTGATTTTCATCATAAAGAACCGTGGACGCTCCATGATTTACGCCGGACGTTCTCCACTGGGTTAAACAACATGGGCATAGCGCCGCACATTGTTGAGCTTTTATTGGGGCATGCATTGCCTGGAGTGATGGCTATCTATAACCGAAGCCTTTATTTACCAGAAAAGCTTGATGCACTGAATAAATGGTATGACAGACTAGAATTAATTTCTGGTAATCATAAGAATATTTATTTGATAAATAATGGAACAAACTATGGAAGAAAGTAGAGTTTCATACTTACCAGCGCGTGATTATTATCCGCTGGATATTGCAGCGCAACTCTTAAATTGTGAGTTAAGAGACATTTATCACTCTGCTGCTAGGGGGCATCTTGTTATAAGTATTCTTTTCCCAACTACAGCAGATTTAGAAATAAGGTTGTGCGGCGATATTTTTTCTCTTCCTGATTTTCCAGAAGTACCTCCTTGCGATTCATTTGAGGATAGTGAACTATCAATACCAATATTTAAAATAGGAAGTTTTTCGACTTTGTATGATGTTTCACCTGATAATTCTTACGAAAACACATTGTCTTGTGTAGCTGGTGGACTATGGGATCTTAGTACCGGTGTGGCAGAGGTTCTCGAATGTGTAGGGAAAATACCCATTCCATCGCTGGGTGTTTTCTATCCAGCAGGTTTTACAATGCTAGATGATCAGGTATGGGGAGAATTAGTTGCAAGTGAAAAAAATAGAAGTTTCACGGCTCATTCTTTGTTTATAACTTCCGAACGACTAAATGAGTTGTTAGGTAAGAAAAACGTTGAAAAGGATGTTACCCCATCTATTGGAAGTAAGGGTAAAGGTTCTCGCCCAGGGAGAGCTGAAGGGCATGCAATAAAACGGGAAAGTGTATTAAAAGCAGCTTTAAACATGAAATATCATCATCCCGAATTATGTGAGAACTATACCAAATGGGCTGAGGCAATAACCGATCATGCACATAGATTTTGGGATGATGGGTGTTGTCCGCTATCAATAAAAGAAATTTCCGCATTACTGGGGAGAGCACATAAAACCACTTTTGAGCATTAATGGTTACCCCGAGTTAAGCTAACGCCTCCCGGAGTTAGCTTAACTCGGGTTTTAAAGTTTGTATGTAAAATTCAGAATTGCTCCAACAACGCCAGAACAGCAAGGAAAACATCCTTCTGAATGCGTTAATTGGAGGAAGCATGTTAACTACTATTTTCAACCCACCAACCGCTGAACAGCGTCGCCAAATCCTTGAGGATTATGGCTTCAAATATGATCGTCGTATCCGCGAAGCGGAATGCTTTGAGATCACCAGCCTTTCCCGTTCCACTCGCTGGAACATGGAAAATGAGAGTAAGTTTCCTACCCGCTGCCATTTTGGGCGTAACAGCTGCGCATGGCTCCTTTCTGACGTTCTTTGGTGGGTTCGTAACCCGCCAGCAGTTGAGAACGTAAACAACCCCTACAATCGCAAATCTGCATGAGGTGCTTATGAATCTGTTAACTCAAGGCACACCCTCGCTAAAAATGACAAGCAGAGAAATTGCCGACCTTACTGGGAAAGAGCATAAAAACGTTACTGTTGATATTCGGCGCATGCTTGATGAGCTGGGAGAAGATACGCTGAAATTTCAGCGTATCTATCGGGATCGCATGAACCGCCAGCAGACTGAATATTTACTCGACCGAGAACACACTGAGTGCCTAATTACAGGATACAGCGCCATTCTGCGTATTCGCGTAATTAAGCGTCTTCGTGAGTTGGAGAGTAAGTGCGCTTTGCCTGCTGATTATCCTCAGGCACTTCGGCATGCCGCTGATTTAGCAGAAACGACTCTTCGGTTACAGAACCAGCTCGCCGATGCGGCCCCCAAAATCGATTTTGCTGATCGCGTTGCCGATATTAAAAAAGGCATATCCATACCGAATTACGCCAAAGCCGTGGGGCTTGGTCCCATCAAACTATTCGAGTGGATGCGTGAGCAGGAAATACTGATTAGCGGCGGCCAGCGACATAACTTACCAATGCAGCGTTATATCGAGCGTGGCTATTTTGCCGTTCGCCAGAGCACATACGATGCCCACGGAGAGACCCGAGCGTCATTCACGACGATGCTGAGCGGTAAAGGTGAGCAGTGGTTAACGAAGAAACTGATCGTGGGTGGTGTATTGCCGGAGGTGTCGAATGCTGGCGCTAAATAAAACAAAGGCAGCTTTGCAGAGCTGCCCATGTTACGACCAAAAACTAAAGCTGAACCAGAATACCAGGCTTATTGAAGGTGGTCAAAGCTTCACCCGGCACAATTTTGCGCCAGCTGATTTCATTCAGGTTTTTGGCTCTATGCCACGCTGCTGTAGTTCCTTGCGGATTATGCGTTTGATCCATGCAGCTAACGACTCGTCACCATCTTGCTGCTGTGCCGTCTCCATTAATTCGCGTAGTTCAGGGTCCAGCCTGAACTGGAATGGTGGGTTACCACGTCTTTCATTTTTGTGTGTTGACACGTCAATTACACCCGATGTATTGTGTTTGTGTGTGATGACACATTACATACATGGCACGCAAAAAGCAACGCCCCGGGGTGCGGGAACACTACCGAGGCGTCTGACCAAACCGTTAATAGGAGTAACAGTTATGGCTGATCAACAGCATACCCAAACTCACCCCAAATTTACATGGCGTTTTCTGGCCCTGAATCGTCACGACATAAAAGCCAAACCATGCCGCCTGTCTGTTGAGGCCGCTACCGAACGTGAAGCTCGCCGTATTCTGGCACCTCATTTCATCCTTTCGCTGGCGGCGCGAGTCCCGGTGCTGGAGGTTCTGCATGCGTGAAATGTCGAATGAGAAAGCGAACTCAATCGCCTGCGAATTGGCTACTTTGCTGATGGTGGTTGAAGAGTGTGATGTCCATCCTGTTGAACGCGAAAACCTCATCAGCCTGGCAAGAAGAATCTCTGACGAACTGGCCGCCAGCATGCTGGAGCAGAGCTCAAAAGGGGGCAAAGATGCGTGATATCTACCATCAGCTTGTAAAGCATGCGCCTGATTTCGATAGGCTTACCGATGATGATCTGATCGAGGCCAGTGATGTGTATGGGGATAGTGTTTTTGCCATAACCAGTGCGCTGACACTTATCGGTAATTTGACCATTGATGCCATGTCTGCTGAGGGTTATTCCGGCGAGGATGCCAGACGTGATCTGGCTCTACTTGGAACAGCCCTTCGCCATTTACCAAGAATGGCCCAAGCACTGGAGCAGAGCAGTTGCACAGCAAATTATGTACTTAGAAAGCGTCGTGGGGAGGTTGTACGATGATCAGCAACGTCAAATTTAACGAGCTGGAAAAACGCATGGCTCTGCTGGTGGAAAAGGTCATTAGGCTTGAATCCCAAATTCATGCACTCACCGACAGCCAGGGCGGGGAGATTCCTCCTGGTATGACTCCAGTAGCAACATTGGCAGCAGAATTCGGCATATCGACGAAAAAGGCCGAGGAACTGGCGAAGAACACTGGCGTAATGCTGGTCAAGATGAAGTCTGGCGGTTTCATCGCACCTGACGAGAAATTCAGGGAGGCGGCGCGTCTGGTTCTGCGCAGCGCCAAGCGTAAATACGGTTCGGCATACTGGTTTCATCCGTTGTTAGGCAAATTCCAGATGAGCGGAGGTATCCCACAATGACCGATATTTTTGACGTGCTGGGGCCACTGTTCCGTAAGCTGACAGAAACCTGTATCGCTCATCAGATGGCGAAAACCGGATCAGCAACTTTGCTGGTGGAGAGTTATGAATATATGGCTCGCTATCGTTTTACGTTGGAGCCGCGGGTAACTGAAAATGTGCTGATGAAATACATGATTTTTGGTTGCTTTGAAGAGTTCGGGCGAGATGAAGGCTTGCTTCGTGTACGCGATATGCTGCTGACTTGCTTTACTGATGACGGTGGTTTGAGTGACTGGGGGCTGGAGGTAGTTAAAAGCTGTCATCTTGAATACTTACATGAAGAGCTGGCGACAGATATGTCAGACAAGGTGGTGCACTGATGAAACCAGCACTGGTACCAGTTGAGAGCCTATCTGATGCGCTGTTCACGTGCTCTTACCTCTGGGCGCATGGTAAGCAGTATGCACGTAGCGATCTGGATAAAGCCCTGCAGGCGCACAAGGACCCTTCAACGCGCTACGGACGATTGGTTCTCCGTCTGCGTGAAGTGTTTGAAACCCCGTATGAAACGTTATGCGATGCTGGATATCTCGATACCGATTCTAAACGCATGATTGCAGCGCGCCGTAAACTGCTGATCGATGAGGTTGGAGAAGAAGAGGTGGGGGCATGGTTGTGCGATACCCGGCGTATTCACAAAATCTTCCCACCAAATAAAAAGGCTATTAGTTCCCTCTTATCAGGAGACAAGCTTACTGCATCAATCGACGAACTGGGGGATGGCACCCGGATTAACGAAGAGGATCGCCATCAACTGGTGGGGTTGAATGAAACCTACACGCACGTTCTGGCTTTTGGTGATCATCATGTCGTTAGCATGAAGGCCAACCCAGTGACAGGGGAGACGCATGCCTTTCAGACGCTCAACTCATTCAGGAACAACTTTCTGGATGCTGGCCGTGTTGCTGGCCGCCGTCTTGGTGGTGCCTGGCTTGAATGGCCTGGGCATGCGAAAAAACTCAACGGTGTTGGGTTCTACCCTAACCCTGAGCGTTGCCCTGATGGAGTTTATAACTTGTTCACCGGCTTGGCTGTACTGCCAGAAGAGGGTGATGTTAATCCTTATTTGGACCATCTGAGGCTGGTTATTTGCGCCAGTGACGATGAATCATTCCATTATCTGGTGGGCTGGTTGGCCCATATGGTGCAAAAACCCGATGAGAAACCGTCTGTAGCGGTGGTGATGAAGTCCATTGAGGGAACAGGTAAAGGCTCAATGGTTCGCCCATTGCTGGAGATTCTTGGCATGTATGGGATTCAGGTTAACGGCCCCGGTCAGATCGCTGGTCGATTTAATGGCACGATAGCCAACAAGCTATTCGTGTTTATTGATGAAGCAGAACTGACTGATGCCAGGTGTGCAGATCGCCTGAAGGCGCTTATCAGCGAGCCAACCATTAACCTGGAGCGCAAAGGCAAAGATCCAGAGCCTATGCCTAACTATGCGCGGTTTGTATTTGCCAGTAACCATGACCGCGTTATCAGGGCAGGGCTGCGTGAGAGACGCTATTTGGTGCTGGAGCCTGATGGAAGCCGCGCACAGGACAAAGGGTACTTCGACAAGCTGCATAATTGGGTCAACGAAGGGGGAGCCGCAAAGTTACTGGCGTACCTGCTCAGTATCGACCTCAGTCGGTTCGATCCGCGCAGACCTCCGGTGACCGCTGCGTTGATAGAAGAGAAGCTATCGAGCCTTCCACCAGCTTACCAATACCTCTATGGCGAACTGTGGAGTGGAAAGCCTTTCAATGGGCAGGAACGTATTTTTGCCAGTGAGCTGGTGGATAAGTTCATTCTCTGGTGTGAGTCAAACGGAGAGAGTTACAAACCGGCAGCTGCACGCTCAGCCCTGGGGAAAGTAATGTCACATCTTGGGTTTGAGGTCTCTGGTCGCTCTGGGCGCGGAGAGGGAAAGTTTTACGAAGTTCCGGATATCGATGTGATGAAGAATAACTTTGCCGCAGTCCTTGGGGAGAAGAGCGAAAGAGTATTTACATAACACATGCGGGGTTTTACCTGTACCACCTGTACCACACCACCTAAAAGCCGCATACAGCAAGGCTTTAAGAGTGGTACAGGTTTTTTTTAGACCTATACCAGACCTATACCACCTATACCAAATGCCGTTATGAATGGTACAGGTGGTACAGGTCATATTTAGCTATACCAGCAGTGCTATACCATCCAGAAGCCGCGCCACAACTGGTTTTTGTGGCAAGTGGTACAGGTGGTACAGCAAAACGCCCTGATTAGCTTATTGCGTCTCGATAGTGGCATTCACCGGCATAGTGTTCGCCTCTTCTTGTAGACACGTTCAGATTTCAAATTCGACCATTAGTTGAATAATTCGCAGAACCATCACTAGTTAACATCTGATGAATAAATCAGCAGGAATGATCTCACACCTTACGCACTATACAGTGCTACTCCCAAAGCCGTGCTATTGCTGGCTTTGGGGTGTATACACTACCAGTGCATAAATTAGTGAGGTTGTATAAAAAGTTAACCTTTTTGGGGCTGCAAGCCGCGTCAGGTATGGATTGTCTTTGTATACACCCCCCCTGAAAACAGGAGTCTAATTTTTATGTCTATTGGAAAAAACGAAGTACTGGATGTAGACCCGCATCAGCTCGAAACAATGCATATTGAGCATTACCGGGAGTTGCTCGAAGGGGACAATTTATTATGGTTCGACCCGGCAGGGTTCCTCGTTTTTGGTGATGGGATTCGTATTGCTGCGAACCAGAGCCAACTGGATGAGCTTATTGATTATCTCAATAGCCAGCGTAGCAATATGTCGCGGTAGCTTATCTTTTGTAAATTATCTGTTCTCCTGTTTTTACTACTGTTTTGCTATAAAAACAGGCGTTTACTTGATTTATTTCATGTATATCTTGAAGGGTGACACTCCGGCGGGAGCCGTCACAGGCAGCTTACTCTATTACGCGGGGGTAAGCTGCCACCCTTCTCGAACGATCTGGTTTCCCGTCCGATTATTAATCAATGATGGAAACCAGCATGAAGAAATTACTCGAACTTCGCCAGCAAAAGACCACCTTCAAAAACCAGATGCGTTCGCTTCTGGATAAAGCCGAAACTGAAAAGCGCAGCCTGAACGACGAAGAGGGCAAGCAGTTCGACGAACTCCGCGCCCAGGCCGAAAGCCTTGATGTAGAAATTGCCCGCCTTGAAGCCGTAGCCGACGATGAACGTAGTCTGCCGGGTAAAAAACCTGAAGGTGCGACCATCTCCAACGACGAGCTGCGCCACTACATTACCACTGGCGATACTCGTGCACTTTCCACGACTACGAACGCCGACGGCGGCTATACCGTTATCCCTGAGCTGGATCGCGAAATCATGCGCCAGCTTAAAGATGATTCGGTCATGCGTTCGATTGCCACTGTAAGGACGACCAAAACCAATAAATACCAGAAGTTGGTTTCTGCTGGTGGTGCAAAGATTTCTCGCGGGACTGAAGGGACTGATCGTACTACCACTGATACGCCAACGCTGAATGAAGTTGAGATTGTCCTCAACCCGATTTACGCCTATCCAAAAACCACCCAGGAGATTCTCGACTTCTCTGAAGTGGATATCCTCGGCTGGCTGACTTCTGAAGTCACCGATACCTTCGCTGAGACTGAAGAAGATGATTTTGTTAACGGCGACGGTACCAAAAAATCCAAAGGTTTCCTGGCATACACCCGTGAAGCCACCTCTGATAAGACTCGTGCATTCGGCAAGCTGGAAAAGATGGTTACGGCCGCTGCGACCATTGCAGCCGATGAACTGATCGACCTGCTGTTCAAGCTGAAAGCGAAGTACCGCAAAAACGCCGTGTGGGTGATGAACTCACAGACAGCTGCTGCGCTGCAGAAACTGAAAAACAGCAATGGCGATTACATCTGGCGTGATCGCCTGGTGGCCGGTTCTCCTGACATGCTGCTGGGTCAGCCAGTTCAGTACCTTGAAACCATGCCTGATATCGGCGTGGGTAAAGCACCGCTGGCAGTGGGTGACTTCAAGCGCGGTTATTACATTGTTGATCACACCACTGGTGTTCGTACCCGCCCTGACAACATCACCGAGCCTGGCTTCTATAAGGTTCACACCGACAAATATCTGGGCGGCGGCGTGGTGGACTCTAATGCGATCAAAGTTCTGGAAATGAAACCGGCACCTTGATTTGGAATTTCGGGGCTTCGGCCCCTTTTTGCCCCTGCGGAGTCTGGCAATGAAAAGTATCGATTTTGAAATCCGAACCTCTGAGCTGAGCGCCAGCGACAGAAAGCTGGTGGGCTATGCGGTGCGCTGGAATAGCTTGTCAGAAGTGATCTGGGATGAATTCCGCGAACAGTTCTCTCCGGGGGCGTTTAAAGACAGCCTGTCATCCGGTAGTGATGTGCGTGCGCTGTATGAACATAACTATACCCAGTTATTGGGGCGCACAAAATCTGGGACGCTCGTGCTGGCAGAAGATGATATCGGTCTGCGCTTTGAGCTAACCCCGCCGAATACCCAGCTCGGTAATGATGTGCTGGCGCTGGTGGAGCGCGGTGATCTTTCTGGTATGAGCTTTGGGTTCCGTGCCCTGAAAGAAACATGGGACATCACGCCTGAGCCATATATTCGTACTGTTACCGCCGCTGAGTTGCGAGAAATAACGGTTACTTCCATGCCTGCATATCCTGAGTCTGGTGTGGAAATTGCACATCGTTCTCTGTTCTCACAACATCCTCAGCTGCGCGGCAACGTTGATAATCGCAGTCGTTGGGCTGTGCTGGCGGGGCTTTGATATGTGGAATCTTTGGCCTTTTAGCCGCAAGCCTGAACAACGAAGCATGACCATTGATGAGTTTTTGGCGATGGCAGGGATTCCAAATACCGGCTCGGGAGAATATGTCTCGACGGGTACAGCGGAGTCCCTGCCGGCGGTCATGAATGCCGTTGCTGTTATCAGTGAAGCCGTGGCAACCATGCCGTGCTTTCTCTACCTGGTCAGGAATGACAAAGGGCGTGAGGCCCGGGAATGGTTGAGCGCTCACCCTGTGGATCTGCTCCTCAATGAACACCCCAATGATTACCAGACGGCCTATCAGTTTAAACGCACGATGATGCGTCATTGCCTGCTCAATGGGAATGCTTATGCGGTGATCGATTGGGGTAAAGACGGCCAGCCGAAAGCGTTGCACCCATACGCCCCAGGCTCTGTTGTGCCTGAGCGAATTGGCGACAAGCGCTATAAGTACACGATTACCGAACCATACTCGGGAGCCGTAAAAACCTACCTTCAGGAAGAAATTCTTCATCTGCGATATGCCACTGACGACGGCTTCCTGGGGCGTTCTCCTGTCACCATTTGCCGCGAAACATTGGGTCTCGGGCTGGCCCAGCAACGTCATGGCGCCAGCACCATGAAAGATGGAATGCTGGCTAGCGGTGTCCTGACCACGGGTGAGTACCTTGATGGGCCCAAGGGTGAAAAGGTCAAAAAGGTCTTGGAACGTTATCAGGGTGCCAGAAATGCCGGGAAGGTTCCGATCCTTGAAGGTGGAATGGACTACAAGCAACTGGGAATGAGTAATCAGGATGCCGAATGGCTGGCATCGCGTCGGTTCTCCATTGAAGACATCGCTCGCATGTTCAACGTCTCGCCTATCTTCCTGCAGGATTACAGCAACAGCTCGTACAGCAACTTTAGCGAAGCGAGCCGAGCGTTCCTCACTATGACTATGCGCCCATGGCTGGCGAACTTTGAACAGCAAATCAAATCATCACTCCTTTTCACTTCGGCAATCCCTGGTATTCGCTATCAGGTCGAATTTGACTCTGCTGATCTGCTGCGTGCAAACCCAACGGAACGCTTTGGCACTTATGAGAAAGGCATCAAATCTGGCGTTATGTGCCCCAACGAGGCTCGCGAGCGTGAAGGTATGCCACCACGCGAAGGCGGCGATGAATACAGTCAGGCATGGAAACAGACGGTAGAAGTGAAGGGGGGAAATGATGGCAGCAGCTCAGATTAGCCTTGAAGAAGCGAAAGCGCACCTGAGGTTGGATAACGATTTTGATTACGAAGATGAGCTGCTTACCGGGCTCATTGCCGCAGCACTGGAGGTTTGCCAGACCCATATCGGCAGGCGGTTCGGTGACTCTCTCGATTTCACGCCAGCAATCAGGGTGGGATGTCTGATGTATATGGCGTTTCTGTACGAGAACCGTGAAATGGTGTCAGAAGTAGAGAAGAGTGAAATACCTCTCGCAACCAGCGCCCTCTGGGGTGTCTATCGTGATCCGGGGGTTTATTAATGCCGTTTGCCCCTCTTCGTTACTGTACCGTTCCTGGCTGTAAGGCGCGGGTTAAATCAGGACGCTGTGCTGAGCATCGCAGCCAGGCCAGAGCTGAGCACGACTCACGACGTGGCACGCGCACTGAGCGCGGCTATACCAACCGCTGGCAGCGATATCGGCTGCGGTATCTGAAAGCTAACCCTCTATGTAAATCCTGCCAGAAATCAGGGCAGTTCACTCCTGCCCTCATTGTTGATCACATCATTCCAATTGATGGTGAGGCTGATGTGCTGTTCTGGCCTGAGTGGAATCACCAGCCGCTATGTCATGCCTGCCATAACCGTAAGACCGTGCAGGATGATCCGTTAACCAAATCTAATCGAGCGGCTGGCTACTACTATGCCGAAGAACGCAGAGCTGCATATGCGAGAGACTGGCAGTTCCATCAGGGCAAGGCCGGGGTGAAGGGTGACTGAGCGCATGGGGTGGGGGGAGTTTTCAAAACAAACGGCAAAGCAGCCGGGACCGAGCGCCCCCTCAAATTTTTTCGCACGGCATTTTTTCTGAAAATAAGGACTAACGATGGCAAGACCTCCGAAACCGCCAGCTTATCTGGATGAACTAGCCAGCCAGCAATGGAAGGCAAAAGCGAAGCAATTGGCAGAACGTGGTGATTTGACCCCGGCAGATTGGATCAATCTTGAACTTTACTGTGCCAATTATTCGATTTATCGGAAGGCGGTTGAGGACGTGGCCAGCCGTGGCTTCAGCATTACAAACAGCCAGGGCAGCGAGAGCCGAAATCCCGCACTGAGTGCAAAGGCCGATGCGGAAAAAATCATGATTAAGATGTCCTCGCTGCTGGGCTTTGACCCTGTAAGCCGCCGCCGTAACCCGGTAGAAACTGATGAGGATGATGAAATTGACCGCATGGCATGAGTACGCAGTTGCCATAAAAGATGGGGAAATTGCTGCCTGTAAGCGCATTAAACAGGCGGTAATCAGGTACTTTTCCGACCTCGAAGACCCTCGTTACGTGTTTGATAACGCCGTTGTTGAGCGTTTTATTGCGTTCTCCCGCGTCTGCCCACATGTGAAAGGGCCTCTACGCGGCCAGCCTATTGTGCTTGAGCCATGGCAACAATTCGCTTTTGCCTGCTTATTGGGATTCCGGGTCAGAGCTAACGGGTTGAGGAAATACCGTAGCGCCTACATCCAGGTTCCACGCAAAAATGCCAAATCAACGGTAGCGGCCATACTCGCTAACTGGTTCCTGGTGATGGAAGAGGGACAACAGGATATTTACACTGCGGCTGTGAGTCGCGATCAGGCCCGTATCGTATTTGATGATGCCCGCCAAATGAGCCTGCTGTCGAAACCGCTACGCAAAAGACTGGCAATTCAGCAGCATAAAATGGTTTACCCGAAATCAAATAGCCTGCTTAAGCCCCTGGCGGCTAAAGCGGCCACTATCGAGGGAACAAACCCCAGCCTGGCTATTGTCGATGAATATCACCTGCATCCGGATAACAGTGTTTACTCTGCGCTGGAACTGGGGATGGGGGCTCGCCCCGAGCCTTTTCTGTTTGCCATCACGACCGCAGGCAGCAGCATCGTGTCAGCATGTAAGCAGCATTATGATTATTGCTGCCAGATCCTTGATGGTGATGAGGTCAATGACTCACTGTTTGCACTGATTTACGAGCTGGATGATGAGAAAGAAATCGACCAGCCAGAGCTATGGGTGAAGGCTAACCCCAATCTGGATGTATCGGTAAACCGTGATGCACTGAGTGACACCATCCAGAAAGCTCGTGGCATTCCCTCCCAGTGGGTGGAGATGCTTACCAAGCGCTTCAATATCTGGTGTCAGGGGGCAACGCCCTGGCTTGGTCGCGGGATGTGGGATGCCTGTCAGGTGGACTATCAGGACGCTGACCTGACCGGCGCCCGCTGTTACATAGGCCTGGATCTTTCCTCAACCAGTGACATTTCCAGCGTCAGCTACATATTCCCGCTGGGCAGAGAGCTTAAAATTGTCACCCGACACTATCTTCCTGAATTGCAACTGGCGAACCCAGCAAATAAAAACCGTCAACTTTACCGTGGCTGGCAAAAGGCTGGCTGGCTCCGTACTACACCTGGTGATTGCATAGACTACGATCGCATCCGGGATGACATTCTCGCTGATGCTGAAGAGTTCGATGTCGTGCAGGTCGGATTCGATACATGGAATGCCACACATTTACGCACCCAGTTAATGGGGTCCGGTTTTGATGTTGTACCTTTCCCACAGACCTTCCAGAAATTTAGTCCAGTAGCCAAGGCTGCTGAGGTATTCGTTAACCGCAAGGTTATCCAGCACAACGGTGATCCGATATTGGCCTGGGCAATCACTAACGTCGTAATGGAAACCGACGCTGCAGCCAACATCAAACCGAATAAAAAGAAATCAGCAAACAAGATCGACCCTGCCGTTGCTTTTCTGATGGCGCTCGGTACGTGTCTCAATGAAAACGAAGAGTTCGCTTACTCCGTAAGTGAAGAACATCAATCCTGGTTGGAGAATTTCAATGGTATCTAAACGCATTTCCACCCCGTATTTCAACGAGGCCACGCTCGGTAATGGCATCAACATCCCGGCATCTATGCGTAACGTTATGCCCCGTATTAGTGAGCTATGCGGAGGCGTTAATGTACGCCAACTCTGCCCTGATTCGCGGATCGCCGCGTGTCTGATCACGTCTTCAAAATTAGCAAAATAAGGAACCATCTAATGAAAGAAATCATTCTCAGCAAACCGATTACCGCTCATGGCGAAGAAGTTCGTGTACTGGAACTACGTGAGCCGACTTACGATGAGATCGAATCTCTGGGCATCCCGTTTAGTTACACCGCCAGTGGCGAAATGAATTTAAACACGGCATCTGCGCTGAAATATATCCCGGTTCTGGCCGGTATTCCCCGTTCCTCTGCAAAACAGATGACTCCGGGTGATGTATTTAGTGTGGGTATGGCCGTGATTGGTTTTTTTACGGGGTCGGGGAACCAAGAGGACTAAGAGAGCGACTCTACAATGTCGCACATTTCTGGCGGGTTAACCCGCTGGATTTGAAACATCAGCCCCTCAGCCAGTTTCTGGAGCTGGAACAGGAGGCGGTCAGAATCGGTGAGGAGATGAATCGTGGCAGATAATTTTCAACTAAAAGCCATTATCTCGGGGGTAGATAAATTGACCCCTGAACTTAAAAAGATGCAGAAAAACATCAAAAAGTTCAGGGAACAAACCGGGGAAATAGCTGTTAAGGCGCTGGCAATGGGAACGGCATTGACGACGGCCTTTGCTCTCCCGATCAACAAAGCGATGGCCTTTGAGTCAACGATGGCCGATATTCGAAAGGTGGTGGATTTCGATAACGCCAAACAGTTTTCTGAAATGGGCGAAGCTGTCCTTAAACTCTCAACACAGCTACCAATGGCTGCTGAGGGCATCGGACAGATCGTCGCAGCTGGTGGGCAGGCTGGTATTGCTCGTAAAGAGTTGATTGGATTTGCCAGTGATGCAGTGAAGATGGGAATTGCTTTCGACCAGACAGCAGAAGAGTCGGGACAGATGATGGCTACCTGGCGCACTGCTTTCAAAATGACGCAGGGTGAAGTTGTCACGCTTGCGGATAAGATTAACTTCCTGGGGAACACTGGCCCAGCTAATGCGAAGAAAATCTCTGACGTTGTTACCCGCGTTGGCAGTATCGGTAAAACCGCAGGCCTAAACAGTGGTGAAGTCGCCGCTTTAGGTGCAACTATCACTGGCGTTGGCGTTCAGTCCGAGGTTGCTTCTACTGGTATTAAAAACCTGACCAAAGCACTCACCGCTGGTAAGGCGATGACGAAAGACCAGATCGCCGGTTTTCAAATGCTTGGCTTCAATAATACCCAGCTTGCCAAGGATATGCAGAAGGATGCCAAGGGCACCATTGTCAAAGTATTAGACTCGATCAGTAAGATATCGAAAGACAGGCAGCAGGCTGCAACACTAAAACTTTTTGGTTCTGAATCCGCAGAAGCAATAGTTCCTTTGCTGACAAACCTTGATTTATTGAGAACGAATTTTGGGCGTGTGAGCAATGCGCAGCAATACGCCGGTTCCATGCAAAAAGAATACGCATCCAGGGCGGCAACCACCCAGAACGCCGTGCAGCTTCTACGTAACCAGTTTGATGCAGCGAGCGTCACCATTGGCTCGGTGTTTTTACCCTACATTACTCAACTCACGAAGAAAGTGCAGCCGGTACTGGAGCAATTCAGGCAATATGTCAAAAATAACCCTGATGTAGTGAAAAACACCTTTAAGCTTGGCGTAGCTCTACTCAGCGTTGGCGCAGCGTTCGGCACAGCTTCACGAGCGGCTAAAATTCTGGAAGGTGTGATGAAGATGTCAACCCTCGGAAGAGTGGTATCTCTTCTCACATTGGGCGCAACATTGGCTATCAGTAACTGGGACAAGGTTGGGCCGGTTGTGAAATCTGTCTGGCAGGAACTGGATAAAGTGGCTCAGTCTATGGGCGGCTGGGAGACCACAATAACGTCAATTTCAACGGTGATGGCCGGAATGTTCATGGTAAAGACCGTTGGCTCTCTTCGTTCCGCGCTGGGGACTGCACAGTCCCTGTCAGGAATTTTGGGGCGTATCTCTTCATTGGGTGCAATGACTGTCACTATCGGTATTGCGTTATCCATGTTCAAGCAGCTGGAAGACCTGGAAAAGCAATCAACGCAGGCAGGGAAAAGCAAAGGGCAGTTCCTTGTAGATAAAATGCAGTCTAATGAGCATGAACGGGGCTATAAGGGGTTTATTCCTCGGCTGCGTGAATTGTTGGGGATCGGCGATTCCATCCCTCAGGGGCGATACTCCCCGTCTGTATCTTTAAATCGAGGACAACCGGCAGAACTGAAGGTGAGTTTTGAAGGTGCCCCCCAAGGAATGAAGGTCACGCCTGTCGCGACGGCAACTCCGTGGTTAAGCTACGATGTAGGGTACACTTCCATTGGCCGTCCTCGTGGGTAATCGTTATGAATAACGAAGAGATCGAGAATGTGCTAACTGAAATGGCTCGCTTATCTGGACATGCGCTGAACGCACAGGAACGATTAATAGTACGTACAAAAGTAGCTTCAGTGCAGGCTGCTAAAGCGAGGTACAGGCAAAGAATGAACGCCCAGCCTTACGAGTGGCGAAGGCCAGATAAGCCGCGCAGGTAGAGCATTTTTAGCTAAGCAAAGCATCGATCTCGGTCGGTGCTTTTTTTATTCTCTCTCACGATGCTGTATACTCGCCGCCTTTCCACTGTGCTCATGCTATCGCATCATTTCGGATTTGTGCGATAATCCGTATATCAATCGGTGTATCAACTTTCACTGGTTTGCGTAGTTTGAGATGGGTTTTAACTGATTAAAATCAGTGAGATATATAGATTATGAAACATATTGTTGAAGTCATGATCCCGGAAGCGGAGATCAAAGCGCGTATTGCTGAACTGGGACGTCAGATTAACGAACGTTACAAGGACAGCGGCAGCGATATGGTGCTGGTTGGTCTGTTACGCGGCTCATTTATGTTTATGGCCGACCTGTGCCGTGAAGTGCATGTCTCCCACGAAGTCGATTTCATGACTGCTTCCAGCTATGGCAGCGGAATGTCCACCACGCGCGATGTTAAAATCCTGAAAGACCTGGATGAAGACATTCGTGGCAAGGACGTGCTGATTGTCGAAGACATCATCGACTCCGGTAATACGTTGTCCAAAGTGCGTGAGATTCTGAGCCTGCGCGAGCCGAAATCCCTGGCTATTTGTACGCTGCTGGACAAACCTACCCGTCGTGAAGTGGATGTTCCGGTTGAGTTTATCGGATTCTCTATCCCAGATGAGTTTGTTGTCGGCTATGGCATTGACTATGCCCAGCGTTATCGCCATTTGCCGTACGTTGGCAAAGTGGTGCTGCTGGACGAGTAA